GAAGTTTTTGCATAAGCTCTCCATACAGAAAGTCTGGGTAGGTTCCAGTTTCTCTATGGAAAATGACCACGACCGTTTTGGCGAGTCGGTGATTCACATATCTCGGATGGTCACACGTCTTAATATTTGTTAATATTTTATTGTCCAATAGTAATAACTGAAAATATGTCTGGTGGCATTACGCAATTGGTAGCACTTGGTGCTCAGGATAGTCATCTGGTTGGAAACCCAGAGGTCAGTTTCTTCCAGTCATCTTTCAAGCGCCATACTAACTTTTCCAGTGTGATTGAGCGTCAGGTGATCCAGAACACCCCGGCGGCGAGCGGTCTTTCGTCGATCCGCTTCGAGCGCAAGGGCGATCTTCTTTCGTATGTGTATCTCAGTAACACAAGCAGTGCAGGAGCCGTGACCGTTACTAACTGGGACGAGATCGTGGACAAGGTCGAGCTTTACATTGGTGGTCAGCTAATCGACACTCAAAACTTTGAGTATTCTGCTAATATCCATACGGACACGATGGCAAACACTTTCTCCAAGACCAACTTCGGACCGACTCCAGATGTATCTGGTTCAAATGATGGGTACTTTTATCCCTTCAAGTTCTGGTTCTGTGAGAACTGGCAGTCGGCGCTTCCTTTGATTGCCCTCCAATATCACGATGTGGAGTGTAGAATTTATTGGGCTAATAATGCAGCTGTTTCTAATGGCATCGAGGCATGGGCTCGCTACATATATCTCGACGCTGATGAGCGCCGGTCAATGGCAGAGAAGTCTATGGATATGTTGATTCACCAGGTTCAGCGCATTCCTAATCCTGCTTTGAAGACTGCCGATCTCACATTCAATCATCCTGTCAAGTTTTTGGCTTCGTGTGCTAGTGCTTTCGATGCATCAAACACCGTCCTTCTTCAGCTCAATGGTGTGGATGTCGGTGAGAAGAAGCCGGCGGTCCCTCACTACAACCAGGTGTCTTGTTATTATCACACACCTTATGGATCAAGCAGCACTGATCCGGGCGAAGGGTTTGAATCGGTGACCATGATGTTGCCATTCTGCCTTGACTCTTCCAAGCTTCAGCCCACCGGGACGTGCAATTTCTCGCGTATGGACTCGGCCAGATTGGTCTGCAGCAGCGCAATCAATGCCGATATTTATGCGGTCAATTACAATATTCTCAGGGTCCAGAACGGCATGGGTGGACTTCTTTATGCGAACTAAATATCTAAAGTATTATTAGTAATATGTCGGGAGGACTTGCAGAACTGGTGGCGATCGGTGCCCAGGATGCACACATCGTTGGTAATCCCGAAGTAAGCTTTTTTCAATCATCCTACAAACGTCACTCGAACTTTTCCAGTGTGATTGAACGGGAGGTCATTCAAGGCGTTCCTAGAAATAACGGATACTCGACGATCCGCTTTGAACGCAAGGGTGATCTTCTTTCTTATGTTTACCTTGTGGCTAAAGATGCACATAATAGTGTTATAGCTCCAACTTGGACCAATATTATAGATAAAATTGAACTTTACATTGGAGGGCAAAAAATTGACTCTCAGGATTATATTTTTTCGGGTTACATTTACCCTGAAATTATGGCGAGTTCACTTTCTAAGAGTATCTATGGACCAGGTCCAAGTGAAAACGACAATAATAACTTTTTTTACCCCATCAAGTTCTGGTTCTGTGAGAACTGGCAGTCGGCACTCCCTTTGGTTGCCCTGCAGTACCATGATGTGGAGATGAGAATCTACTGGGGAAACAATATCACACAAGCATCGACGGCTTCAATCGAGGCATGGTCCCGGTATGTTTTTCTGGACGAGACCGAGCGTCGCATGATGTCTGAACGACCTATGGATATGCTCATTCATCAGGTACAGAGTATTCCGGCACCGAGAGACAAAACGGTCGAACTTCCGTTCAATCACCCCATTAAGTTTATTGCTTCCGCAGCAAGTGCCTTTGCTGCAGATAAAAAGGTTCTTCTTCAGCTTAACGGTATGGATGTGGGTGAAAAGAAGCAAGCGTATCCTCACTATAATGTTGTTTCTTCCTATTATCATCAGTCACAGACTGGGACGAATATAGGCGACATTGTATATGGATACCTTAGTGTAGGTTTGATGATCCCTTTCTGTCTGGATGCTTCGAAGCTTCAGCCCACCGGAACGTGCAATTTCTCGCGCATGGATTCAGCCAGGATCGTCAATGATTCAAGTATCAACGGTCCTATCTACGCGGTCAACTACAACATCCTCAGGGTCCAGAACGGGATGGGCGGGTTGCTTTACGCGAACTAAATATCTAATAAACTAATAGTAATATGTCGTCTGGCGTTACACTTGTCGCTGCGGGACGGG